TTGAAGGGAAAGAACACAAAATGGAAAATAACTTCCTTTTACCGCCAGAAGAATACGAACGTTCAATCAATCCGCTTGGTGATTGGTTAAAGCAAACTGCACTCTATGCTTCAAGGATGACAGGAAAACCTTTTGAAGCCTGTGTCGAGCATCTTAAAAAGAAACTGAATAATAAAGAGATCCCAATTAGTAATCCGACAGTTGTGTATTATGAACGGGGTGACAATGGTGATCGTGAAAAGAAAACCATTCCGTTGTCAGGGTATATTCGAGAAGTACTTCAAAATAATGAAGTACTCGCTCCAACTTTTACATCTTATCTTCACCCTACGGTCAAAGCTTCAGTCATCGTTGAATTCTTGGATATCAACGTAGCTGAACGTAAGCGATATAAGAAAGCCTCTCAAAAGTATGAAAGTGAAGGTAATATTGCACTTTATAAATATTACCACAATGCTCAAGACTCTGCTAAACGTAGTAATAACTCAGTCTCTGGTGGTTTTGTTGCTGAAGGTAGCGTAATTAATAATAAGAGTGCACATTCTACACTCACATCCACAACTCGTTCAATCTCCTCACTGAGTAATGCATCAAATGAGCGATTGATTGAAGGTAATCGCCATTATTTTACGCCACAGATTACGCTAAACAATATCATCTCGATTGCAGCTGAGACTAATCACAAACTGATTGATCAAGCCGTTGAGCAGTTTGGATTGGTATATCCATCGGTTAATGACGTGATGGATTGTATTAAGCGATCGACTGAACTTTACTGGCGAGACCGATATGCCACAGAAAACATTAAACAGTTCGTTGAAAAACTCACCCCGACAGAACGCGCATCGGTGGTGTATACTGGCGACCTTTATCATCTTCGTGTCTATAATGACGCGTTTATTCGCAGCTTCATTGCACGCTTTTCGACACGAGGGTGTCCTGATCCGATTGAATCTCCCATTGAAAGCATTTATAAGACCGATGAGCAAATTGTAAACTACGCGCATCAGGTCTGTATCTCCGTTGTAAAAGGGATCGGTAAAGATTACAGTAAAATCTCTTTTGAAGATCAGTGTATCTTAGCCAATACCTGTAAAAACATTGAATCCGCTATTGAGCACTACAAAGTCTTTCTAAAAGCTTTCTTTCTGACCAAGAACTCTCCAGCGACAATTGCTACAATTCCAAGTATGATTCGTCGTTCTGTGGTATTGTCCGACACAGACTCTACGATGTTTGCTGTAGATAACTGGGTTGATTGGTATTTTGGGGATTTAAAGTTTGACGATGAGGCGTTTGCTGTGGCTGGTGCAATTATGTTTATTGCAACGCAGTCAATTGCTCATATTCTTGCTATCTTTTCAGCCAATATGAACGTTGAAAAGAAACGCCTTCATACACTAGCTATGAAACCTGAGTATGTCTTTCCTGTTTTTGCTCAGACTTCGGTTTCTAAGCATTACTACACCGCCATGATGGTCAAAGAAGGGAACGTCTACAAAGACATCAAGATGGAAGTCAAAGGCGTTCATATGAAAGATTCTTCCGTTCCGACGAATATTATCAAGTCTGCTGCAGCAGAGATGGAGGATATTATTCGGACGATCATGCGTGGTGAAAAAGTCTCTTTGCTCGACAAGCTTAAGAAAGCGGCTGATATTGAGCGTGAGATCCTAAGATCAATCAATCAAGGTGAGATGACTTACCTGAAAAGAACCAAGATCAAAGAAAAGAACGCTTATAAACAAGGGGAAACTCAGTCTCCTTATCAGTACTTTACGATGTGGATGCAGTGTTTTCATCCTACGTATCAATATGAACCCAGAACACCCTATAATGCTGTCCGTATCCCGCTTGACCTTCAGAATAAGACTGCCGTTAAAGACTGGTTAGAACGGGTTCCTAATAAACAGTTTGCACAAAGTTTCTTAAAGTGGATGACTGACAATAATAAGTCTTTGTTGACGGCTTTACCGATCCCTACTGAGTTCTGTGCTTCACACGGCTTACCTGAAGAACTCAAGCTGGTTCTTGACACGCGTAAGATTGTTTTAAGTCTAACAAAGTCTTATCGAAATACTTTGGAATCTCTTGGGTTTTTCTCTAAGCGTGACTTATTGCTTATTGAACAAGGTTATTAATCTTTTTAAAGGAGTTGGGAGAGGTAGACACCTCTCCCATCCTAACGTCTATGTTTACAACAACGCCTTATAAATCTTTTAAACGAACCTTAGCCAATATTGTCTATAAAAGCGGTCTTCCAGGTAGCCAGAGACTTGCACGTTTTATCTATGGTAAAAATGGTGTTATTTCAGAATTTGTTAAACCAGACCAAGAGTTTAAAGAATTCATTAAGTGGAAAAGAACTAAGCTTCAAAATTTAATTTATCTTAACTTTTGGCTTCGATCTTTTTCAACTTCAAATAAAGCGGATCAGTTTAGACTTTTTCATTTTTATTTAATCGGTAAAGAGTTAAATAATTGGGAACAAGTAGATATAAGCTTTAGTAAACTCATTACCAGTAAAGAAGAATTTAAAATTCTTTTTGAAATTATTTGTTCTATTCCTTCTCTAAAACCAACTAAAGAAGATTTTCAGCAAAAAGAAGGTCTTCATTTAAAAACAGAACAAAAGAAAGAATTTATTCTTGAAGCTTATGTTAGAAAGGTTATTGAAGAATATAAAAGTCTTCTTCCACATGCTTGGCCTAAAGCCATTCTTGAAGAACACTTTAGAAATCTTCTCAAAGATAGTAGTTATGTAAAAAACTTTAAAGGATGAAAAATAATGACCCAACTCGACACACTTTACCTTACGGTCCGATATAGTTCAGATGGTATCAATTATCAAATTGAACATGCTTCGACAAATTATGATTTCGAAGTAGCTTATTATGAACAAAGACGTTGGGAAGAAATTAAAGCTAAAAAAGAGCTTCTGCAATCTCAAGGCATGAATGAAGCGCAGTCTTCGCTTATTGCAGAAGAGAGTTTTAAAAAGAATCCTAGCGTTGGAATGATTCAGATGGCAGTTTATAAATGATGATTAAGCACACAGGGAGAAGGCTTTTGCCTTCTCCCTGTGACGTCAACTATTACAATGATGGATTAATTTGCAGTTTTAGGAGGTCCTCATAAGTAAGGCGATCATTGATCGTGTTGACCGCCCCCCACTCTTCCCTCAAAAACGTCTGATAGTTCTCTTCAGCATCTGAGAGACCATCAATATACGACTTAATCACACCGAGTTCTTGACCTCTTTCTAGATAGCCACGATCAAGCGCAATTAAAAGTTCATTATAGATATAGCTCTTAACAGCGTATTCACAGAGCTTTGAAAAAGCAGGTGCGTTTCGAATTGAGATGTTCGAGAGACGTTCATCGTTGGTGACGATGCAACGTGCCTGAACAACTCGTGCTGTGATCAAATGGTTTTTCACCATGATCGTATTATGACCCACGACCAAACATTCGCTATTGCTCACAATGGGAATGTTACCACGACTATCCATCGCACGATGCGCAGCGCTACTGATGTCGTTGATATGGTTAGGGGTCGATGCTGACGTTCCTGGGAGGTAATTATTAGTGACGCTATTGTACGCCATGTAGTTTACAGATAGAACTGTAAGGATGGTTCGGTAGTTTACTTTTTCAGCAGGAACTTCAAAGATGTAGTTCCATTGATCAAGCTTCTTTGGTTCAATGCCACGAAGGTCGACCAGAATCGTATCACCTCCGACAATATTGGTATCGACGATAACACGGGCCATGATGGTCTTACGGCGAATCTGCTCTTCTAGACTAATCGGTGCTGCTCGAAAGTCTTGGCGGTCCATATAGGCAAGTTTAAGGATCTCTCGAGGTATCCTAAACATCACTTCCGTGATGGCCTTATTGATGAGGTCCATAGATTAATCCTTTTTAACGAAGATCTAGAGCGTGACGCATAAAGTAATTCACATCACTTAAAAGCTCAGGACTTAAACGTGTAGTGAAAACATTATCCGATTTAAACCGTTTTAGATCAATGAGGAGTTTATTGATGTGTGTTTGGTTAAAGTGACGGGTTTTATCACCCAGGTTCCATAAGAACTCAATCACTTTAAAGCGAGTAATGAATAAAGCCCACCAGACTTGACGAGTTTCTGCAATATCCGGCATCTGCAAAGGAAAGTCATTAAAGACAACCGGGATCTGTTTTAGAATGTTCTGATACTCAAGACGTGCATCTTTAATTCGTTTTAAAATTTCATTTAAAGAGCGGTCTAATAAGGCACTATAATCGCTAATATGAAACGGCAATGATTTAATACTATCACCCATGGGTGCGCCGTCAAAAAGATTAATCAAGCGATTGATAATAGCGAGATCCGTTTGACTGTAGAGCATATTGGGTAAAACATACTTAGCAACAAAGTGAGCATTGCTTAAGTTGCCTTCTTCGCCCCGTAAGATTCTAGCCCTTTGATCCATAACAAAGCCACGATATTGAACCATCAACTTAGCTAGATCAATCCCAATGACAGCTAACCCACGTTCAACGTTATGATTAATGCCATTTGGCACCATGTACTTTAGATTACTGACAGGGGATTCTAAGACATGGACAGGTTTTAAATCTTTCCAGCCTTTTTCAAGTTCAGAAGGGTCATCGTTTCCTGTATAGGCGATAATCAATTCTTGACAACCGTGATAGAAATGACCTTCGTGCCATTTACCTGGATTGATCGAAGTAGAGAACTCAAAAGTATTGGCTGTAAACAAAGCTCTTGCTGTAGCAGACTCATAATAGCGATCAATATCATAGCTCAAAGGCGTATTCATCGCGTTAATTAAACGAACCAATAAATGATTCGTCTTTACAGCAAATGCGCCATAGCGATAATATTGAACAACCTTTTCTATATCTTCATGAATTCTTTTTTGAACATCAGTAAAACGATTACCCTCAATCTGTCCACCGTAGTGGCGAGAAGGTTGACTAAACAAAGCATACATAGTAAGCGCCCGGTAGCTGTAAGATTCAATGGATCTTCAAAGAGTTCAGGAAAACTTTTTTAGTATACTATAAATATAATGGAGCAAAGTAATCTGTATCTTCGGGTACAGGTACTGAGCCCTATGAGGTCTTTGTTGTCTTTTGAAAAGAAAACCCTGTTCTGAGAAAAAAGATGGCAATACATATCTCTAGTGACGAGCAGTAGTTTACTGGTTTCGTCAACCATGGTTGGCAAGCTAAGACACCACAATACTTAGTACGCCAGTAATAAACCTTAAGTGTGTGCACGCACTCTAAGGGTACAATACAAAAGGAACTTTCCATTATGGCAATTATCGACAACAACGCATCGAATCAACCCACCCAACAAGCCGCTGCGCAAATGCAGCAGAATCAGCAGTCGCAACAAGCAATCCGTCAGCCGTGGTCGTTCCATCAGCAAGGTCTGATCGGTAGCCCGGTGGCGGCAGGTGTGGGTGGTGAGTACTTCACTAAGTTCCGTACGTCTCTGACCGAGATCTACAAGGACATCGTTGAAGGGGTTGAAGTTCGTATCATCTCCCTGAACCGCCAGAACATGCCCAGCCTGCGTTTCTCGTCGCTGGTCGTGGCTTGCCGCATGAACAGCGTCAATGGTAATGCAGTTGCTTTCCACACCCTGATTCTGGAAGCCACGGGTGAGAAGCTGCAGCCGGTGTTCCGTAACATCGACAACCAGCAAGTCAAGATCAACCGTACTACGGGTGACGCTTATGACGAAGTGCTGTACAAGACGGCTTATGATGCGGTGACGGCCGAGTTCCCCAACGTCACGGTCTATCCGGCTGACGCTATGGTTGTTCCTTCGTCGATCGCAGTTGACATGAAGGATGCCGTCGAGAACATCGCTCGTAATGCCGCACTGGCTTGCGTCTCGGTGATCAACGCTGTGACCGATAACTACGGTGAGCTGAACCTGGCTTATATGGATCGTGACTGCCGTTTCGTCTTCGATGTGACGTTTGGCAATCACCAAGTCTATGACGTCGTCGGTAACCCGCAGCGTAGCTCGGTCCTGATCAGCTATTCGAGCCAGAAGAAAACGGCTCAGTCGGTTGCGGGTCTGGATACCGTGAACGTCGCTGAAGCGGTTGCGCGTATCTGCGAAATGTCTGGTTTCATTCAGCCCATCTGGGCACCGACCGAACCGGTGAACGCCTACGGTTTCCAAGGTTACATGAACCCGAACGTTCCTCAGCCGACGCAGAAGTTTGCTGCTGAGTTCGTGATCACTTCGGTGCGTACAGACTATGCAACGTCGCCTGCTGCTGTGCTGTTGGCCGTGTCGTCGTTCCTGACCCTGGTTGAAAACGATAACTGGATCCAGGCCTTCCTGCCCAAGGGTAACAGCTACGCGCCCCAAGGTGGTAAGTCGAAGATCGACATCACGGATATCGGTGCCCTGAACATCACGGCCAACCTGGCCCGTGAAACGGACAAGATGGGTTTTGGTACGCCGATGGACATCGCTTCGCTCAAGGGCGATATCGCTGAGATCAATAAGTATCTGGTCTCGATCTTCCGTCCGGGCGTCGTGATCTCGATGGACTGCCCTGAAGCTGGCGCGCAGTCGTGGTATCTGTCTGTGTTTGCTGCGGCTGCTTCGGGTGACCAAGCTGCATATAACCAGATCTATGCTGCAGCCAATGAACTCACTAACAATGGGTTCCAGCGCTACTTCAAGCAAGGCGATCCGATGTTCACCAACGTGATCCGTGTTCCGCTGGGTCATTACCGTGACACAGAAGGTCGTGTCTGCGATATCCGTAACGTAGACTACACCGCGATCGCTAACATGTACCAGAACCAGCCTGAGCGTATTCACGAATACAGCAACACCTTCGTGGAACGTCCGGGTGTCTCGTCGGCACGTAACCTGGCCATGCGTGAAGGCATGATCATGGACGTGCTGAATCACCAAGCCGAGATCACGGGTTACGCAGCTCGCGTCTCGTTCAGTGACAGCTTCGTACTGGCCCTGAGCAGCGCTATTGCTGACTGCAATCTGCCGGTTCAAGTCAACACCCCGATCAACGCAGACATGTTGCGTACGGGTGTGGCAGCGCCGAGCTTCATCCAGAACTCGCTGGCCCATGGCACGCGCAGCTTTGGTAGTGGCTATGGTGCAGCACGTGTTCAGCAACCGTACCGTTACGGCGCTCAGCGTTTTGGTGGTATCCGTTAAAACGTAATTAGTCACTTTGACTAAATGACATGGAGGACCTTAAGGTCCTCCATGTTTCTTTTTTGTTTTTAAGGAAGGTATTTTCAAAACCATGCATATCGAACGAACGACAGACCTTGAATGGATTTTACCTTCCTTCAAAGTCACTATTGACAATACAACTAAAAAACCGACTGATGTTCTGACTGAAGATATTAAGCGTCCCCCTAGAAGTCGGAAGATTCTTGATCTTTTTAAGAAATTTCAAGCTAGTGATACAAAATTTCCTGGTTTAGTTGGTGTTCTTCTTAATCGCGTTGTTGATAATACAGCTTCGTGGTTCCTTGTTCTTTATGCACATATTAAACATGAAGAACTCGAAGAGTCCTATTCTCTTCATAGTGTTTTCCATGTTAAAGACCAGTACATTGCTCGTGAGCTTATTCACTATGCAGGTGACGTAATCAGTATTATCACCACGCATTCAAAAGAAACTCAAGACCATTCGACTTATTTTTTCAAGCTAGAAAATAATGCGATTAACTATTGGAAAAAAGAAGAAGCTAAGAAAATAAAAGCAAAACCGACTCCTGTTAAGGTTGAAACGCCTCAACCCGATACTCAAGAAGAGTTTCTAGGTACAGTTGAAGTAGAAGATCTGACCGATCAAACCCCTACTCAGAATGTTCAAAACGCACCGCAAGCGTCTGATAGTTCTAAAGAGATACCTACCCCTCAGAATACTTTAAATATGGATTCTGAAGCAGATATACGCAAACAGGTTCCATACATAGGTTATCAAGTTCAAACTCAAGGGAGTATTGTCCAGATTCCTGAGAATAAGAATGTTGCTAATGAGCTCCCTGTTTCAATAGAACATCTAGGACGCTATACTTTAGAAGAACTTGAGCTTTTAGAAAAACTTGTTAAGCGTAAGATCCTTCAGACCAAAGCTGCACGAGTAAGTGAAGCGGTTCGACAACACCGCTTCCAAGGTTGGTCACCTATCATGCAGCAAAATGATCTTCTTGAATCCATCACGTATCATCCTAAGACATCACTCGATGTTTTAGAAAACACCACAAAAATGGTTGAAGCTTTGCTCGAAGTTTATCGTTGACGAGATACAGAGAGGAGGCCAGATGCCTCCTCTCTGTATCTTAGACAATTAAATTTCTAGCTAGGTATCTTGATAGAAGACTCAATAATAAGAATAACATTTATCGAAGCCAATGGAGAAAATCATGAACACTATTCTTTCAAAGAAGATTGCTATTTCTTTATACAGGTAGAAATAAAACCCCGTCCTTTAGGGCGGGGATTCATATAAAAACTAAAGGGTTTGTCAACTTAGTGTCCAATCCCCTCCCCACATAGGTGCTGTGATGTCTACCCTCCTCCAGCTCCCTACGGGGAGTCTTTCCAAAGACACATTCCTCAAAGGCTATAAATACCGACTGTATCCGAATCACGAACAAGCTCAATATCTAGCTAAGGCGTTTGGGTGTGCTCGCTTTGTCTGGAATCAGACGCTGGATCATATTCAGAAATCTGTCAAGGATCTTGAAAACCCTTATCCCACGCTAAGATCTCTGTCAAATTTTAACGAGATTAACCGGCATTTAAACAAACTTAAAGCAGAGCATACATGGCTGTATGATGTCTCAGCGGTGCTGCTCCAGCAAAAACTCAACGATTTAAGTGCTGCATACAGTAACCATCTCTCCCGTCAGCGCGCAGGACGAAAACCGGGGCTACCTCGCTTTAAACGAAGAGTCGGTCATCAGAGTATCCGACTCACGACAAATGCCTTTAAGCTAGAAGGCTATATTCTCTCAATCGCTAAAGTCAAGACCCCTGTTAAAGTAAGATGGAGTCGAGACCTCCCGAACCACCCTCGCAGTATCACGCTTACTCGTACACCCTTAGGTGAGTACTATGTTACATTTCTCTGTGAGTGCGCATCCAAGGTCTCAACTGGTACAGGCGTAGTCGGTATTGATGCTGGTATCTCCAACCTGTACGCAATCTCTGACGGCACAATCATCGAGAATCCGCGTCATTTTGTATCCGCGCAACGTCATCTGGCGATCTTCCAGCGTCGTCTCGCTAAGAAAGTCAAAGGCTCTAAGAATCGCCAGAAGGCGCTCTTCAAAGTCAATCAGCAGTACAATAAGATTAAGAACCAGCGTCATGACGCCGTCCATAAGCTAACTTCAAAGCTGATTCGAGAAAACCAATCGGTCTGCATTGAGGATCTAAACATCTTTGGGATGGTCAAGAATCATAAGCTGGCAAAACACATCCTCGATGCAGGATGGGGTATGATGCGGCAGCAGCTCGTGTATAAGGCAATCCACAGTCAGCATACAAAAATTCTGCTGGCCGATCCTTTTTACCCGAGCACTCAGCTGTGTAGCACCTGCCGCTGTAAACCCAGTGCTAAGATTGCACTTGGTACAGCTGAGTGGGTGTGTGAGTACTGCCAGACGCGGCATCATCGCGACCTCAATGCGGCAGCTAATCTAGAGCGTCTGGCTCACCATACCAGGGAGACCCTCCCACCAGAGCAATACGCTGCCGCAAGCGTCATCTTGGTGCCCAGAGGAGTCTATCTGGAAATCAGTTAATGTAGCACTACCGTGGGACACACGGAATGGAAGCCTGTGGAGTAGACGCGCAGTCAGGCGTCTCTGTGAAGCAGGAAGGGGACTCCGTGAGGACCCTAGGAATCCCTGTCCTTTAGGGCAGGGAGGATGTCAACAATCATCTCAAAATTGAGTAAAAGTAACACTTGAGCGCCTAAGGAAAATACAACTGATTGTCTGTTTATAAAAAATAATAGTCATATATATCTTACTTGACCGATGCTACTATTAGCATTTTTATTAATAATCAAAGGAGAAAATGATCATGGCAATTGTTTATCACGTCAATCATCTTTACATTGTCAAAGATCTGATCTTTGGCTGGGCAATCAGTGGCAGTGGAGAAAAAGGTACGTTTCTTCCTGTCAAGTCTTTAGACATGAACTCCCTGAACGCTCTATACGAGACTTCCTATCCGGCCTATATGTCTCTTGAATTTAAACAGAGCGTATACGAAGAGATTCAGGCTCGTAACCTCATGACTGAGTCTGTAAAAGAGTCTACTGTCACCATCGCTACGCCTCAAGTGCTGGATCGGACAAAAGACAAGTATAGGCTACTTTGTGAAATCATGAGTAAGCTTTCCGTGATCGGAGATCAAAGTTGTGCAGATCTTGGATACTTGATCTTCTATCTCATCCAAAAACAGACGACGGAGTATGAAATCGTCTATCGCGTACACGGAAAACCGGATCACCATGAGCGCTTTAAAGATCTCGATGTGTGTCTTGCATACATTTTGAAACGCTGGTGGTAGTAGCTACACAGGGACTGTCCTTCTGGACAGTCCCTGTGTATAATCTCTACTATCTTTTTTCTTTTAATAGACGACTAAGTCTTTCTCGAAGGTCTTTCTTTTCAAGATCAGGTTTCGAGAGATAGGCATGTAGATCGCTGGCTAAAGAAGATGCTTTTGTCAGTTCTGGAGAAGCTCCACATTTTTCAATAGCGATACAAAGCTCATAAGCGAGCTGCTTAAGTCTTTCATTAGTAGGTCGAGGAACATCTGGATGGCTTGGGTACGTTACGCTAGAGTTCTGCAATACGACTCCTCTACCGGCTGCTTTCTTCACTTCAAAATGACTAATTCTCTCAGAGAGAATATCTGAATAAGCCTGCATCACTTCAGCTTGTTTTTGAAGACGAAGCATTTCTTCTCTATCAAGAGAATAATATTGCTCTGATAAAAAGAACTGGCGAAGTTTATTTAGTTTTTCATTTAACTCAGCTTTTTCATCAACGACGCGTTTTTGATGCGGGAGCATATTGAGATTCCTTTTTAACTTAGTTTGAAAAGATCGTCATCTTTACTAACAACGGACCTTGGAATTCTTCGAAGTACTCGATGTTCCATTTCTTCTAAATTAGCTGGTATTGGCATTTTTGATGCTGGGAAAGGAAGGAAGAAGCTTTTTGAAGAGGACTCTACCACAGTTGGGAATCGATGTTTATCAATAACCACGTGTAAGAAGTCTCCAGCTGGAGTTTCACACTTTGAAATTAGTACGCCAATATCATAGATTCTGTCAAGACCTTTTGTCTTCTCAAAGAAACCCCCACCTTTAATGGCATGCAAGAACTGCTCTTGAGGCGTATTTTGAAGAAGACGTTTTGCATCGGTCGATAGCTGATGCGGTGTTATGAAAAGTATACCGTGTGCGGAACAATAGTTTCGAAGCCTGGATAACATATCTAAGACATCATCACCCGTAGAACCTTGAGTACAGCCTGTGGTAGGAAGCTTCATCAAATAGTCTACAGCCAAGACTTCAACCACATAGCCCTGAGATTCTAGTTCAATGACACGATTGATCAGTGACTGATATGTCCAGTTTGAGGGATTGACTTCATCCATTAGGATGTGGTAGCCATTGACCTGAAGGCGCTTCTTGACATATTGCACCATCTCATCAACCGTAACACCCTTTACGTCAATAGGTTGTTTGGTTTCGTCATACTTAAGAAGCTGATAGAGAAACTGAGCATTGTTTCGAATCGGATCTTCAAAGGT